TTTCTCTTGTGATTTCTAGGTCAGGTGTTATGTTTAGCAGCCCAATTGTTGATTTAGGAGTTAATTTAACCTTAGCCACTTAATCACCTCAAATGTTGCCCCAAACTCGTAGTCTAACAGCACAAGCAGGGTCGCCATCATTAGCAACAGTAGCGTTTGTTCCGTCTAATGCCGTAAACATTAGTGCTATTGTTGTTGTTGAGGAATACGCCCCAGTTGCAGTTGTTAGCAAAGATGGAACATGAGCGTTTGCACCCTCACTACCACAAATTGTTGCACAATGTATTGTTGATAACCCAAATTCTGCCGCTGTAATTACTGCTCCTGCCGCTAAATGGGAAGTCACATCAACTAATGCATTAACGACATATTCATCGCCTACTACCTTTGGTCTAGCAATTCCCTTATGGTCGGCTAATAATGTGACTGTATGAACTTGTCCCATACTAAATCAACTCACTGTCCGATTGCTTGGAAATACACTACATCGCCACTAGTGCAAATTAAATTAGCAGTTCCGGTCGCTAGCGGCATTGCGCTTTTAATTGCCGCTGTTGATGCTTCTACTGCCGCACCTTTGTGACAAATGATAATACTGTCTAATCGGGATAAACCCGTTACAATATCTCCGTCGCCGCTGTCGCTCGTTGTTTGACCGCAGACTAGTCTACGGTTTCCTTCTAGGCTCATTTCTAATGTTATAATTGTTGCAAATGCCATTTTTCATCCTCTCCTTCACTGTATGTTTGTTATTTTACCTTGTCCTCTAAAGAAAGAACATCCAATTTCCGCAATTGTACGATACAATGCACGGTTTCCTAGTGTTCCTACTCCGAATGGGTTTCCATTAGCAATACCATCTTCAAAGTATTGTGTTGGCTTCATAACTGAAAGCCACAAATGGTCTGTATCAAGGAATAATAGGTCAGATAGTTGGGTTGTAGCAAGACCAGTTGAAGTCATTTCCTTAACCGGAATTAGCGGAATATCGTAATATGTCGCTACTCTAAATCCAACTTCTGCGCCCTTTGTTCCACGAACACCGTTAACTGTTGGTACAATTTCCTTTCGGTCCATGAAACGCTCTTGACTTTGTAATAGGTCTGCTATTGCTTGAATGGTATCATATCCGGTTAGAATAACCTTTGGTGAACCACCAGCAACACGCAAATCTCGTACCATGTTATTAAGCAAAGTTAGAGTTAGTGACCTAACATCTGTTGCCGCATAAGAAGTACCAGCATCTACTGTTGCATCAAGGAATGATGCGACTGACCTGTCTGAACCGTAAATCTTCTCTACTGGGTCAGCAGTAATTGCATCAGTCATTAAACTAGATTGAGCATCCATAAGAGTTAATTCCGCAAAGGAAGTAACTACCTTCAGCAATGAAGTATAGTTGTTACCAAGGTTAGGCAATAGTGCTGATTCACCGTAAAACTCCATTGGCATACAAAGCATCTTGTTTTGTACTTCTGCATGGTGCTTACCCATATCTTCACGCATTTGCGCTCTAATATCTCCAATTCCATCGTCAATCTGTGCCATTTCCATAGCAAGTTCACTGAAATCGAATTGATGTGCCACTACTTTAGGACTCATGTTCAATTGAGCATAAGTCGGTGCAATTGGTCCCAATCCATCTTGTGCGGTTGAAAGACCTGCATTTTCTGGAACGCCACCAATAGAATCTGCTCTTGGTGTGTCTGAACCCAATTCTCCCAAAGTTAGGGAAACATCTGCCTTATCTACAGTAAAGAGATTACCGGAACCGCCCGCAGGTCGGCTCTTTAGTACTCTCCATCCACTTGAAGTGTAAGGTCGCTTTGAAATCATAGACAATGCGTTAACTTCTCGGTTTAGCATAGACCAAACCTTTTGTCCGTAAACTACATTGTAAAGGGCTGAAACATCAGAAACGGCTGAACCCGATAGAGTCGGAGAACCGTCGTGTCCTGTGTGTATTCCACCAACCATGCCTGCTTGCTTTAGCAAAGCATTACCTGCTGGTAGATTCATTCCGTATGTTTGTGCTTCTAAATCTGCTATTGTGTTAATATATCCTGCCATCTTAAATCACCTTATCTGTTGTTCACCATCTTGTGAATATCGCTCCATTCCATTGAAGCAATATCTTCAATGCTTGGAACTGTAATTGTGGATTCTTCTTGTGCCTTAATGATTGAATCCTTTTCAGCAGTTAAAGACTTTCGTAGGTCGCTAAATTCTGCTTTCATAGAAGCAATTTCTGCTTGTGCATCATACTGAGACTTTGCTAGAACATTCTCACGGTTTGATACTTCGGACTCAAAGCGAGTTTCAAAGGACTTTCGTAGGTTACTGTATGCTAGTTCCTCAAGTTGTTCTTGGCGGAATGCGTCGTATGCCTTTTCAATGTTAGAATTGGAAAGATTTAGAGTATCAAATTCACCGTTACCAAATGCCTTAACTACCGGCATATCATTTGAAGTAGGCTTACCATTGTTAATTACAACACGGTCTGCTGGCTCTCCAATTTGGACACCTGCACCATCTAAAGTAGAAACATAGGCTGCATTCTTTGAATCATCCATAGTGTCTTCTTCTTCATCCATATATTCT